ACGGCGCGCCGCTCCCACTCCGAGAGCGCGGCCGCACGCTGCTCGGCGGGGGACTTCTGCGCCGCCGCGTCCCCGCTGCTCTCCGCGCCCGGCGCGGTGGCAAGCTCGGGCGGATTGAGCGCCTGGTCGAGTGGTCGCAGCGTCGAGGGCACCAGCAGCACGTCGCCACCGTCGATAGGATCGAGCCCCTCGTCCTGGCGTGCCTCGTTGGGGGTCTTGACCGCACCGTTAACCAGCGAGACGTTCCGCACCGCCCGCTCCCCCACGTCCTCGTCCTTCTCGGTCTGGTACTGGGCGATCAGGTCACGGTAGCCCCGGCGGCGGAGCAGGTAGTTGTAGAACGTCTCCAGGTAGCGCAGGACCGCCGCGATCCCCACGTCGCTGGTCTGATCCATCGAAGCGTCCTGGGTGACCTTGTACTGTTCGCCGACAAAGCCGATGCTCGCGAGCTGAACCCCGATCACGGCCGCGCACCGGCGCGCCAGCCAGAGCATGAACTCCTGGAAATCGTGGTCACGGCGCGTGGGATTAGTCGCGCCCTGGGGACCGCCCGGCATGAAGAAGATCTGTTGCCTTTTCTCGGTGTTGCCTTGCATCATCCCGAGGAACAGGTCGATGTAAAATTGCGCATTGTCCGGCGTCATGTCCGCGGGCAGGTAAATGATCCTGCCCGGCTCGGTGCCGCTGGTGAGCCAGGAGCGGTTCCAGTTGTCGCTACTCATCGCGGCGATGATGGTGAGGACCAGGTACTCGGCCGGGGAGTCGGGATAGGGGCTGTCATTCCGGGGGAACAGTCCCCGCCAGTACATCTCCGAGCGCGAGAACCCGCGATGCCGCAGCCCCATCACCCATTGCTCGTATTCGTTGCCACGCTCGGGGAACCCGTACGGATCCACGACCGGGCGGATGGTGGAGGAGTCGATGGGCACCGCCTCATAGATGCCCGGGAGATTCTTGCCTCGCCCGCCCGCATTGGGAATGATGCCACGCGTGGGAGCGAGGTGGATGGCAGCGGGCCCCACCACGTGGAGATCCTCGATCACCTTCCCCTCGAACTCGGCGCGCGAGCAGTCCTCTCCGCCCAGCCCGCCGTCCACGTCGAACCAGTCCTGAACCTCGATGATGCGCGCCTTGGTCTCCTCGCGGTCGTCCTTCGGGTCCTTCGCCGTGATCGTGAGCGGCACCGCCTCGACCTCGCGCTTGAGCTGATTGACGAGAGCGCGGAAGATGTCATACACCTGCGCGAACCGCCTCAGCGTGCGGATGTCCACGAGGCTGCCGGGGTGGTACGTCGGCGCGTGGGGGACGGTCCAGTTGTACAGGTCGTCCCGCGCGTAGAGCCGGCCGCGTCCGTTCGAGGGCACGGGAGGGGGAGCGCCCATCATCCCGACGCTCTGCGCCCGCTCCATCTCCGCCCTGAACTCGGCAAGCTGCGCGGTCGCCTTCTCGCGGGCCTGCTCCTGCTCGGCGCGATAGGCGGCCACGGCAGCGGAGGCGGCACTCTGGGCGATGGCGTCGAGGTCAGGAGGCGGTTCGCGGCGGGGAAAGAGTCTCATCGAGGTAGCGTCTCCTCGTAGGGCAGCACGTGCAGCTCATCAGTCAGGATGATCATGAGGCGCCGGCGGGTGATGGGATTGAGGCGAATCTTCGGCAGGTTCTTCGTGAGCCATTCCCGCATGTCCCACGAGCCGGTATAGGCGCGACCCGCCCCCATCCAATCGGCGACCATCTCGCGCAGGAACGGCTCCGGCATCTCTATCGGCTCGGTCGAATCGTCGCCGCGCATGTGCCCACTGCGCGGGATCCAGTATTCCCAGTGGTGGGGGTTGAGGTTCTGGTGATGCAGCCACGCCCGCGCGAAGCCCTGCGGGTCGCCTTTGTCGCCGAAAAATTGGCGCTGGTAGTGAGGGAGCTCGGCCGGCGTGAACTTGCTAAGGTCGTGGATAAGCGCGGCCCACAGCGAGATGCCCCCCACGCGGCGGCAGGCGAGGAACACGAAAAACCGATGCTTGATCGTGAGCCAGGTGTATTGCATCAATGTCCCCCGCCTACGAGGAACACCGCGATAGCAAGCAAGAGAACGGCCACCGAAACCGGGTAATAGTAGCTGTCACGCCACGTGGGGATGAGCGCCACGAGGGCAAGCAGCCCAGCCACAGCAGCAAGGATTGCAACGACGCCCATGTCAGTCTCCCTTTCGCGCCTCGAAGCGTAGATAGTCCCGCTCGTGCCGGTTCCGCACCCGCTCGACCGTCCAGCCCGCCGCCTGATAATGCTTGAGCAGCTCGGCGATCACTGCAGGCGTCCAGCGCACGTCAACGTCAACGGAGAGCACGCCTGAGGATGCGTGAGGTGCCTGCGCCTTCAGCGCCGCGTCGATGCGCTTCTCCGCCTCCGCCACCTGACCCGCGAAGTCCGCGCCGTGGAACGCCTCACTCGGCTTCAGTGCCATCACTTGCTCCTACCGCGCCGCTCCCTGTAGCTTCTTCAGGTAGTCCTGCATCCGGGGATCTTCGGCCCAGGACCCCGGCAATGTCTGCGAGAGGTTGTAACCATCCGCGAGATCCGGGCTCGCCCCCAGTGCCTTCTTGGTCACGTCCTTCGCCTCCACGACCTTATGCCCCGCACCGTCGTTCTTGTACTTCGGCTGTGATAGCTCGCGACACAGCTTCCGGCGCACCTCCAGCGGCAGCCGCGAGAGGTCCATCTCCTTGCGGTAGGCTTTCCACCGCGTCTCGAACCACAGTTCCGAGCGCCGGTTGAGATATTGCTCCTTGTCCTGGGCCCGCTCGCTGCTGTTCACCGCCACTGCTCGCTTGTAGCCCTTCGCTTTCAGGATATCATACGGTCCCGCCCCCAGCCCTCCGGTCACGTCAATGTTGATCTGGATCTGCTCGGGCGCACACGACACGCCGGTCTCCTCCGCGAAGATTCGCGCCCACTCCTCGGCCGTCGCGATCAGCGCCCCGGCGACCGCTACCGTATCCATCTGCCGGATCTCGCGCAGCGCCATCGCGCAGGCGCCCCGGCTCACACAGATGGTGGTGCGATCGGAGCCGAACCGCGCCACGTCACAGCCGATGATCGGCGGTCCCTCCGGCGTGAGCAGCGGCAGATTCGCTAGCCACGCCTCCGGGATCACGTTCTCATCCGCCTGCGTCGGAAACTGTCCGAGCACACGGCCCTGAAACGTTCCCGTGGGCTGGTAGTGGACCTTCCGCGCGCCCTCCGGGATCGGCTCTCCGCGCAAGGCGGCTTCGATCACCGAGAGCGACCAAAACTCAAACGTGTCTCCCGTGGGGACGTCCACCACCTCGCACTCGTCCCCGAGCATCTCGTAGAGCCACAGGAGGTTCACCGCATCCGGGAACGGGCGCGGCTCGCATCGAAGCTCCGCGTCGATGTTCGGATGCTCCAACCCGTTGATGGTGAGCACGTTGTAGAGCGGATTGTCGGCCGCGATCCCATAAGCCGTCGCCTTGTCGGTCGGGTTGCCAATCACGAGACACCGGTTTTCCTCGTGAGTCATCAATCCGCGCATCGCATCCCAGATGTAGGCCGGGACGCCCGGACCCTCCTCGATCAGGATCAGCATCGGTGCCGAGTGCTCGCCCTGGAAGCCCTCCCCACGCTCCGCGTTCAGCGCCTTGATGAAGTGGGACGTGGCGAGGCGCCGGTCGAAGTCCACCACCTGCCCCGAATCCAGGATGCGGCCGGGGAGCCGATGATCGAGGCGGAACCGCTTCACCTGCTTGAAGGTGAGCCCGAGCGCCTGGGGCCAGGTGGGCGCCGTCACATACGCGATGTGTTCCGGCCAGCAGTCGTACCAGTGACAGGCCAGGACGCTCGCCATGAACGTCTTCCCCACCGAGTGAGACGCCTTCACCAGCGTGTAACGGTTGTCGCGCACGCTCTCGGCAACCGCGATCTGATCGGGCGTGAGCCGCACGTGGAGGACGTCCGCTGCGTAGCCCACCGGATCGCGGCGGTAGCGGGCGAAGGAGCGATCAAGGCTCGGCGGCTGCAGCCACGCCTGATTCTCTGTGGCCGTTCGCCACGACTCCAAGAGCTTCCAGTTGGAACCGCCGAGCAACGCGGGCTGCATCCGCCTCCCCCACCTCCGCCCGAAGAATCTCCACCATCTGCTCGAAGAGAGCAATGAACCGCTTAGGTGTCATCGTCTCCTCGCGGAACTCTTCGGGCCGCTTGGCCTTCAAGAGAAAGATCAGTAGCGTATCCGAGTACTCGCGGACCTCGCCACACTCGGCGCCTTGGTAGAAGACCGGCTTCGGCGTCCCTTCGAGAGCACGCCGCCGACATTCAGCTTCCAGCATATCACAGGCGGCATCCTCGGCATCCTTCCAGCGCGCGGCAAAATCCAGACGGCTGCGACGGTGCTCGTAAGCGGTGGCGCGACCGACACGGGCGAGCCTGCACGCCTCCGAGACCGTGTTCCCCTCGGACAGTACCTGGAGGAAGCGTGCCTCCCATTCCACCCTTTTTTTAGGCGTCTGTGTCTGTCCGTTTTTTGCCATCCCGTGCCTACCACTTCGGCCCCAGATCCATCATCGCGCCCACCCCTCGCGCGAATGCGGCCGAGCCCCCCGGCGAGCGCGATAGTTCCGCATGTCCATCATCTGCCCACAGCGCCGGCAGCAGTAACGCTGATGGCGCGAGACGTTCGGCGCGAACAGGGCGCCGCAGTCGGGACGGGCGCAGGGGATCACCCCTCCACCAACTTCGCCACCCGGAAGCGACACTCCGGACGGCGCTTCGCCCAGCGGTCCCGCGCAAGGACCGCCTGATGCTCGGAGGCGTGGAAGCCATCCAGCCGCTCCGGTCCCGTGGGGCGCCGCTCACCTCGCCGAATCGTGCGGATGTCCTGATGGAGCACCGCGTAACACTCATAGCCTGTCATTTGCCCTCCACCCCCAGCGCCACACCCAGCGCCCAGACCGCCTCCCGGAACGGCGCGCTGTCCACGGTGTGGCGGGGCTTCTCCTGGAGCAGGTCATAGAGCGCGCGGGCGGCCGTCTCAACCTTCCGAGCATGAGTCTCGGCCTTCCGCAGACGGAACATCTCCGGGTATATCAGCCGATCACCCTCCTCCGACGGAAACGGACATCCAGCCACTACGTCTCCTCCCCCAGCGCCTGCCTCGCGCAGAGCGCCTGCAATTCCGGGCAGGTGTTCGCCCCGCACTCCGAGCACAGCATCCACGCCAGGTCATCCCGCTCCGGCAGCCGGTTCATCAAGCGCAGCGCCACCGCCTCGTCGTTCGGCAGGCCGCACGTGCTGCAGCGCACCGGATGGACGCGCTGGGGCTCGGCGTGGCGGCGGTTCACAGTCCCACCGCTCCTCCCGGCGTCTTCACCGAGCAGTCCCAGGTCGTCGGTCGCCTCCCCAGGAACATCGCCGCGCCGAATGCCGAGCGGAACAGGCAGCTCGTGATGCGAAACGCCGGCACCATCTCCCGCAAATCCGCGATCGGGTTCCATGAGACCACGAGCGGCCGGCTGCTGTCGTCTCCGATCACACACCCCACCAGCTCGAGCGGTCCCGGGTGCCGGTAGTCGATCACCACGCCATCCTCCGCGAGGGAATTGCTCGCAAAGCGGACATCCCGGAGCGAGAGCGGCTGCGGAGCTCCCGAGGGCCCCCCGGTCACGAGCAGCCGTCCACAGCCCTCCAGGGAGACCTTCTCGACGGTGCTCGGCAGCCCCACGTTGTTGCCGACCCGGAACGCCACGTCACAGCCGCCGATAAATCCGCCCCTCCAGTGAAAAGTTCCTCCATTGCCCTGCCAGCGATCAGCGACCAGGCCGAACTGCCCGCCCCCGCGGATCTGGCACCCCTCCATCAGCAGCCCGTGGGCCTGGGTAGCTTCGAGCGACCAGCCCGCGACCGCCGCGTGGTTCACGTAGCAGTCGCGCCAGGCGTGGAAGTCCGAATCGTTATCGCCCCCGGCACCCTGTCCCGAGACACGAAACCCGATGCCGAGCCCGCCGTCATTGGTGCCGTCGAGGGTGAGCGCCTCGAAGCGCAGCCCGGTCGGCGCCACCTTGACGCCACCGCCGTTCTCGATACGGAACGCCTCCGCGAGCGGCCGAGAGGGATTACTGGAGATGCGGAAGTCCCGGAACGCGCTCTCCCGCACGTCCGAGAGGGTGAACATCGGCACGCCCGCGGGACCATCCCAGAGGAACACCGAGCGCCCCCCGCTGCCCAGGATGCCGATGCCCGCGACCGATTCACAGCGGATCGTCCGCGTCAACCGGTAGCGCCCCGGAGGGACGAGCAGATGCTCCCCGGCGCCCCCGGAGCCCGAGCCGCACACCTGAAGCGCATTCAGGAGCTTGGCGGAAGCGTCTCCGAGACCGTCATTGGGCGCGGAGAGGGTCATGGCCTGGGCGTCTCCACCGGCAGCGTGACCGGCACGGGAGGCGCGAGCGGCTGCTCAATCTGGACGGCCACGGGCGCAAGCGAAGGCGCCGGCTCCTCGCGCTTCACGGCCAGGAGCTTCTCCAGGTTCTCGCTGCGTGACGCCGACTCGGAGAAGGCACGCTCGATGCGGGAGTTAGCCTCGGTGATGAGCTGCTCGTTGCGCTTCTCACTCTCCGCCAGCTTGTTCGTCATCAGAGCAAGGTGAGCGTTGCCGTTTTCGTGAATCACTGAGAGGGCTTTCCCCTGATCATCGGCTACCCTCTCCGCATCATCCTTGACGGCGGAGACCAGTTGCTTAGTCTGCATCGTCGCCCAGGTGTTCATGATGAGCACCGCGACTCCACCACAGGCCGCTATGATCTGCACCCAACCGGTTGCGTCAATCGGACTAGTCTCCATGCGAAAAAGGTTAATCCGTGCCTACCGACGAACTAAGAGATAGCAGAGCGAGCGGAGGTGGAACTCCGCTCACCCCTACCATCGACGCCGCGGGAGGGCGCAAATGGCTACGTACACTATCGCAGATCTCCACGCCGCCTGTCAACGCTTCTATTCCCACGTGCAGCGCGACTCGCCCGACGGATGCCACCTCTGGCTTGCCTGTCGAGACGGACGCGGCTACGGGATATTCACCCAACACCAGCAGAACCTTCTCGCCCATCGCGTTGCCTGGATACTCGTCCACGGTCCTATTCCTGATGGGCTTTTTGTGCTTCACCGGTGCGACAATCCCCCGTGTGTAAACGTCGCGCATCTCTTCCTCGGCACGGCCACCGACAACATCCGGGACGCCACCGCGAAAGGCAGGACGCGGAAGGGAGACCAGCATTGGTCCCACGTCCACCCTGAACGACGTGCTCGCGGCGACCGCCACGGCTCCCAAACCCACCCCGACAGTGTTGCTCGCGGCGCCCGGCACGGCTCAAAGCTCCACCCGAACAGTGTGCCCCGCGGCGAGCGGCACCACAAAAATGTTCTCACCGACGCCCAAATCCTGGAGATCCGCCGCCGCGCCAAACAGGGCGACGTCCGAGCCCAGATCGCCCGAGACTTCAGCGTCACCGCCACCACCGTGCACAAAATCGTCCACCGCCAGAGTCACCGATACCTCCCCGAAGAGTGAGGCCGACCCCAGGCGAGCGGTGAAGCACCTGGGGCCGGCGTGGGCGGGACGTTAGCGGCGCCGCGACTCGGGCGTCGGGTTCGGCACGGGCTCAGGAACCGGAGGCGCATCCGGCACGATGGCCTTGATGGCATCGCTCACCTCGACGGCGGCCGCCGCGATGGAGGCGACGGTCTCGGTGGGGTCCTGCCCCGCCGCGAGCTGCTCCTGAAGCGTCACGATCTGCGCCTGAAGGGCCGTGATCGTATCCTGGGCACCCTGCCCCGCCGCCTGGATAGCGGCGATGACCTGGGCGGTCTCCGCGGTCGAGTCCGCCTTCGCGGAGGCTTTGAGCGCATCAATCGCGCTCTGAACTACGGTTGCAACAGCCATGGTACGTTTGATCTCCTCTAGGAGGTGCAATACCTCCGTAAGCAGGCTAACCAGGGGAGCAAGGTCGAAGTGGATATGGTTTTCCACGATCCACCGATCCTCATGCCCCCCGTGTTGGGATTGTCCCGGTCGTTGGCCAGGGCTCGACGTTCGGTTTGGAGCTGTCATTGTGCGCTCCTCTCTGGGGCTTTCATCTTCAGCGCGGCCGTCGCGCCCAGACTATGCGCGGCCACGGTTACTCGTCGGCGGATGCGATGATCCGCAGCGTGCGCCTTTTTCCGTTGACGCGGACGTGGAGCCTCGCAGGGACCTCGAACTCCTCGCCCTTCTCCAGCTCATCGAGCTCATCTTCCACGTCCTCAATGGCCGCTAGGAAGAGGAGCGCGTCTTTGAGTTTCACGTGATTGTCGCCTGACCATGCAAAAACGCCCGATGAAGGCGGCTCCTCTCTCGTGAGAGAAAGAGAGAGAAACCGCTTTCATCCGGCGTCGGTCCTTCCGTTACCGGGGGCGTGTAAAAAATTGTGTCAGTCCGCGCGGTAGGGCTGCCGGGTCACTTCGACCACCTTGACGCGATGATCGCGAACCGTGACATGGAGACTTCCACCGCCTTCTTTTACTAGCTCAGCTAAAGCCA